GCTGATGTAAAACTTGTAGTAGGTGCTCCTGGTGTTGTAACTCCTGTGAATATAATATAATCACCAACTGAAAGACCATGACCTGCTTTATTAATTGTAACTGTAGCTGAACCTGTTGTAGATGTGTAAGTACATCCAGTTAAAGCTGTACCAAGTGGAGTAATGTCGTAAAATGCACCTTCAAAATAAATAGCTAATATTTTATTAGTTCCTATTGCTGCATATTTATTCCCACTTAAATCTGTCCATGTATGCTGGGCTCTTGCAACCCCTGCTAATGTCTCAGGTGTTAATTGTTGCCAACCACCTATTTTCTCAGGATATCCATAACGAAAACGAATAAAATCACCGTTAATCCACTGACCTTCTGCAGCAGTTGCGGTGTCTTGTTTATTAAATCCAGCTTTTATAGGTATCTTTTTTAAAGGCATAAGAGTTCTTATACCTTATATCTATATAATTAACAATTAATACTTACATAATTACTATGATTTTAAATATAAATAGGAGCGTTTGGATTATTAACTTTGTATATTTTAGTATCCAATTTGTTGTTATCACACATATTTTTTATTAATTTAAAAACGAGATTTGCATTAGGAAAATATTGTTCACTTTTACAAATAATAACTCTATCAAAAATAAAATTATTTAAGTCATTTAAATCTGTTGATTTTAAAAATACATCTAAATTATTTAATATTTCTAAAATATCTTTTTGTAAATAAGAAGAGTTTTCATTACATATCCAATAATATTTATTTATTATTTTTTTATAAATTAATGCAAAAATCCAATTTCCTTGTTGACAATAATTATTATCAATAACAAGTCGCATATTATTGTTATAGTTAATATCATGATGTTCATCTATATTAAATAATACATCATTTTTATTAATTAATTTATATGCATGATGATGTTCCTCTATAAATATAATTTCTTGATTTTTATTAAAAGTTTTATGACAAAAACTTATTAATTCTATCAATCTATTATTATCTATTGCCCAATCACAATCTATTGTTAAAACATTCATTTAAATAAATCAGTTGATTTTTGTAAACATCTTACTTCTAAGTTTAAAACAATTCTTGGTTCATTAGTTGATGGATAAGGATAATGATCTAAGAAATCAGGAAATATTAATAAGTCTCCTTCTTTTGGTACTATATTTATTATTTCATCATTAATTTTAAAATCTATTCCTTTATTATCTTCAGGGATTTTTAAATAAATAACTCCATTAACTGTACATGTTGAAATATGATTATGCCATCTACTATCATTAAATTGTTTATCAGAAAAATAACACCAACAATGAAAATCATTATCTAATAAAGTTATTTTATTAAATATTTTATTTAAATAATTTAAAAATAAATTATAAATATAATTAGTATACACTGAATTTAAATTAAAATTATTTCCAAGTTTATTCATTATTTTAGGTCTTTTCTCAATACATTCATTAATAATATTATCATAAATATTAGATATTTCTTTTTTTATATTAAAATTATAAATGTATTTATTTAATTTCATTATTTTAAATTAAGTGGGAGAGCTGTTTTTATATTTAAATAATGTTCCCAAACAAATTTTTTTTCCGGAAAAACATCAAATGCTATAGATATTCTTGGCTCTTTATTTTCATGTTTATTAGACCAGTGAGGTAAATAAGATGGAAATATAGTTAATTGACCTATTTCATTTTTTATTTCTAAAGTAGTTTGTTCAGATATATCATTATAAAAAGTACTAGTATTAAAAGTATTAACACAAAAATGACCAGATATAAATGATTCATGTGCTCGTGCTAATGGATAATGTGTGTGTTTACTAATACATTCTCCTGTTCTTAAAACATTAAACCAACATATAAAATATAAATCATTTAAATTATTTAAATGAAATTTATCTAATAATAATTTTATATTTTCTTTTATAAAATTTTTAATTTTATTAAGTTCATCAGAATCTTCAAAAGTAAATAAATTATAAAAAGGATTTCTTGCTGTAACTGAATTAGGTAAATTAATATTTCCATCACTTAATGGTGGAAAATTATTAATTAAATATCTTTCTTTACTTAATAAATAGTCAGTAACTTCTTTTAAATTAAAATTTAAATTTGATTTCCATAACCATATATTTTTATTTAAACCTAATGGACTTATTAGGCTATTAGTATATTTAAATACTTCTAACACTATTTACCTTCTATTTTAGTATCTATCTGTGTAATTTTTTGTTGTAATTCTGTATTAAATTTCATGTTCCAATCCGAAACTATTTTAACCAAATTGTTTCCAAAATGTCTTAAATGTTCATCTGATAAATGAAGTTTTCCTTTTTTAAATAATATAAATCTTTCTTTCCAAGAAAATTCTATATCACAAGATCCATTTTCGTATTGTTTAAATTTCATTATTTATTTACCCATTGTATTTCGCATGCTTCATCCCACATTTTAAATTCATTCATATTCCAAGCTATGCTTATTCTTTCCATATCTACATCAATTTTTTTAACTGAATGATCTAATAATGGATGAAATAAAACATATTTTCCTATTTCTTCAGATATCGTTATATCTAAATCTCTAAAATAAGTACCTGGACCACCATTTGTTAAATATAAAATTCCACAAAAAGCAGTAGCTCCTTTATGATTATGTTCAGCAACTTCTTCATTTTTATTTAGAACATTTCCCCAAGCATCTGTTATTCTAAAATTATCTGGATATATTTTAGATATTTCTGGTTTAATTGAAATTAAAAATTCATGAAAATATTCATTATTTATCATACTTTCAAATCCTGTAAAACGTGCTTTAACCGCTGTCTTATAACTTAATTTATCATTTGCATTATTTTTAACAAAATTAGTTAAATTATTAATAAGATTTTGATTTGTTATTCTTCCAGTTAAAAGAAAAACATCTCTAGAAACTTTAGCTTTTATTAAATCAGACATTATCTTTCCGTGCCGTATAAAAATCTTTTATCTTTAAACCACTCTGAATTATTACCATTTTTATCTACATAATGCAAGAATGTCTGTGCGTGCCAATTTCCTTTAAACTCTTCTCTCCAGTGTTCTATTTCACAACCTAAATATACTGCCGCATCACCAGGTTCCATGTTTATTTCAGTCCCATTCATATATATTGGCCAAGGTGTACCATCAGAACCTATCATAACGGTCACACTAATTTCACACGCTGGTCTATCTTTATGTTTTTTTAAATCTGCAAATATTGTATACATTCTCCAAAATGCATATGTGGGTAATAACTCTAGACCAGTTTCTTTTTGCATTAACTCTAATTTATTCACCATTAATGATTCCATGAGAGGATCTGCATAAAAATAAGTATCCCCATTATTATTTTGTACAAAATCAAAAGAATTAAAATTAAGTCTGTGTTTAATTCTACAATAATCAGTTAATAATTTAATTTCTTCTTTTGTTAAAAAGTTTTTTATTAATTTATATTTAAAATCTCTTATAGTGCCCATGCTACTACTGAATACCTTTTTCCTTTCGTTACTGGTTTAACTGTATGCGGATATAAAAAATTACTTGGCCAAATAATCATTCTATTTGGTTTAACTTCCACTTCCCATTCGCCGCTTCCATCTGGATTTCTAAAACATAAATTTCCACCTTCATAGTCATTATTTAAAAGTAAAACACAACTCATTGTCCTTGGAAATTCTGCAAAATGATCTGTATGCCATGTATAAAAACCTGTGTTTTCATATTTTAAAATTTCAATATTTGAAATATGTTTATAATTATAATCTAATATATTTCCGTCGTATTGAAATTGTTTTAAATATTTATAAAAATAATTTTGAAGTAAATTACACCAATGAGCATTAGAAAGCGAACTATTTAAATTTGAAAGACCTAATGCGTGTGTTTTTCTTACATTTAAATCTTTTCTTGCTTCATCACCTCCTCCGACTTTTGTTTCTTCAAATTCTGAAGAATTTGCAAAACGAATTAAATTAGATAATAACTTCCAAGGTAAAACTTCATCATAAATTTTAATAAAATTTTTTATTTCCATAATTTTTTACTCCAGTATTTATCTTTATATATATTTAAAAGTTTTAATCCATAAAAAA